GCCGGCCCAGTGCGGACCAACGCCGGCAGTCGCAGCCTCTTCTCCCAGAGGTGATGCGACCGAGTGCCCCACGTCACGGGGCTAATACACACGAAAGGATGCGTGATGAACCACTACGGCATCGAAGGCTGTGCCGGCCCGCTCTTCGCCGCTCGAGCCCCGTCCGTCAAAGGCTCGGCCACCTCGGCCGCAGCTGCGGACTCGCTGGTGCCGAAGACGCTCAACGCACTACAGCGGCGTGTGCTCGAGCTGCTGCGGGAGAACCCGCACGGTCTCACAGACGAGGAACAGCAGGCCGCTTTGGCAATGAACCCGTCCACGCAGCGGCCACGGCGGATCGAACTGGCACGGCGTGGTCTTGTGGTCGAGGCCGGGACCAGGCGGACCGCAAGCGGACGGATGGCCACGGTGTGGAGGGTTGCGTGATGCGTAAGACAATTCGCAAATCCGTCCGGTTTGAAGTGTTCAAGCGCGACTTGTTTACGTGCCAATACTGCGGCCAAAAAGCACCTGATGTCGTGCTGGAGGTTGATCACATCAACCCCGTTTCAGGCGGTGGCGACAACGGGATTCTCAACCTTGTTACAGCCTGCCGTGCCTGCAACGCAGGCAAGTCAGACAAATTGCTTTCGGACTCTGCCGCCGTCGAGAAGGCCCGTGCTCAAGCGGAAGACCTTCAGGAGCGTAGGCAACAGTTGGAGATGATTGCCCAGTGGCATCTGTCTCTTGTTGACATTGAGGCACAGGCGTCCACGCAACTTGAGCGGCTTTGGTTTGAGGCAGTGCGAGCCAATCCAGGGACTTACTTGGTGGATAACGCACGCGACGAGCTAAGGCGTTGGGCAAAGAACTACGGATACGAGCGCGTGTGCCAAGCGATTGTTAATGCAGCAAACACGTTGCTGCGATCCGGCATGGAGGCTGACCAAGAGGAGCGGTCTGCAGCGTTTTGGTCGATTCCGAAAATATGCAGCGTGATGCGGGCGGAAGATCATGACCCTGGAATCGGCCGCCTGTTCTACATCCGTGGCATTTTGCGAAACAGGTGCAGATATCTAAACGAACGCGCTTGCATCGCACTCCTCAAGGAAGCTCGAGACGTTGGCATTGACGTTGAGCGAATGGTGGATTTTGCGAAGTACGTAAGCAGTTGGTCTGTTTTTAGAGATACAGTCAACGCGGAAATCCGAAAGAGTTACGACGCTGACGAGGAGGCCACGGATGGCACGGACTCGTAGCATCAAGCCGTCGTTCTTCAAGAACGAGTACCTGGCCGAGTGCGAGCCGATGGCTCGTCTGCTCTTCGTCGGGCTTTGGACGCTGGCCGACAGCCAGGGCCGGATGGAGTTCCGCCCCCTGCGGATCAAGGCCGAGCTCTTCCCGTATGAGAACTGCGACATCGTCGGCCTGCTCAAGCAGCTGGCCGACAGGGGCTTTGTCCGAGCCTACGAATCGGGCAACGTTAAGGTGCTTGAGATCCCGACTTTTGGGGAGCACCAGAGGTGTCACCCAGACGAGCGTGACGAAGGGCTGCCTCCACCCGACGAATCGGCGGAAACCATCGTTTTTCCCGAGCGAAACGCAAAGCCGGGAAATCCAACGCTGGAGCCGGGAAATCCCCCGGCTTCTTGCGCCTTATATCCTTCTACCTCTAATCCTTCTACCTCTAATCCTTTGGGTGCTCCGAGCACGCCGCAGCGGCGGCGATGCTCGAAGCCGGCCGATCCGCTTCGGTGGTCTGCGGAATCGGGCTGGGTGGGAATCACCGACGCTGACCGTGCGGAATGGTCACAGGCTTACCCGGCGGCTGACCTTTCCGTCGAAATTGCCAAGGCCAACCAGTGGCTCAAGGCGAATCCCAAAAAGGCACGCAAATCGAACTGGCGACGCTGGCTCACCACTGTGTGGCTTAGCAAGTGCCAGGATCGTGGTGGCACCCACCGAGAGGCTGCACGGCAGGCGACACCGCCGCCGGTTGACCAGGCGAAGAAACGCTACTGGCGTGGCGACGCCGGCCAGAACATGACCGATCGTGAGTACGCCATCTGGCGCCGAGACAAGCAAGGTGCAGGCGTAGTAACTGCGCTTGCCACGACACTCAAACTCAAGGAGGAGGACACATGACCACCACGCAGCCGCCACCGGCCACCGACCGCCAGCGAGAGATCCTTGCGTTCGTCCGCGAACGCACTGCGCTCTGCGGCCCGACAGTCCGCGAGATCATGGAGCATTTCGGGTTCCGTTCTCCCAACGGTGCGATGTGCCACATCCGCGCACTGGAGAAGAAGGGGCTGCTGCGCCGCCGTGCTCGTCAGACTCGCGGAATCGAGGTGGTGTCATGAGGCCACGCCGCCAGGTCTCGCCGCGGGCGGTTGCGGACGCATGCCTGCGTCGCGCGTGGGATGACGACGTTGACGACCGCAGCCGGCGTTTGCTCGAGCGGGCGTCGCTTGTGATCGAGCAGCTGATGCAGCGAGTGACGAGCAACGCCAAGTGCCTGGAGATTGTCGAGGCCGAGTTGGCGTCGCGTAGCTTCCCGCTGCTGGACGAAGACGACCCGGGGATGGGGCTATGACCGCAGGACAGTTTGTGCTGATTGCGATTGGCCACTTGACGCTGGCCGGCACGTTCGTGCTGGGCGTTTTGGTGGGAGTGTCGATGAAGAAAGGACAGAACGATTATGGCCGCAACGAAGGAACGCAAGCGGAGTGGTGGCGTGACATTGAACGCCGCCGATTTGAAGAGTGCTCTCGCCGCTGTCAGCCCGGCGGTGCCAAGCCGGGCACCCAAGCCCATCCTGACGAACGTGCGTCTGGGTGACGGGCTCGTAACCGGCACGGACCTCGAGGTGCGGATCGACGCCGCCATCGACTACCACGGAGATGCCATGCTGCTGCCGCACGGACGGCTGATGGCGATTCTCGGGGCGGCTGGCGGTGACGAGGTGACGCTGGAGACCAAGGGGACGCAGTGCGTCGTGCGGTGTGGCCACGGCACGTGGACGCTGCCGGTGGAGGACGCGGCAGAGTTCCCGCTGTGGGAGCCGAAGGACGCGCGGTCGCTGACGCGGCTGCCTGCCGACCAGTTCGCCAGGGCGGTGCGTGGCGTGGTGTTCGCGGCTGACCAGGAGTCGAGCCGGTTCGCCCTCGGCGCCGTGCTCGTGGACGTGAAGGACGGCGTGGTCACGTTTGTGGCCACGGACGGCCGCCGGCTTTGTGCGTGCGAGATGGAGCACGACCTGGCGGTGGATGACAGCACGACGCTGGTGCCAAGCCGGGTGATGCAGATCCTCGCCCGCGTCGCCGTTGCGGCGGGGGATGGCTCTGTGCAGCTCGAGGCCACCGGCAACGAGCTGCTGGCCGAGATTGGCGGCACCACGGTCACTGCCAGACTGACCGATGGCCGGTTCCCGCGGTGGCGAGATGTGATTCCGAAGGATCCCGGCGAGCCGACTACGGTGCTGGCCACCGAGTTGCTGTCGGCGACCAGGGCCGCAGCCATCGTGACGAGCGAGCAGTCAAAGCGCGTGCAGTACACGTTCACTGCCGAGGGCATCCACCTGCACGGGCAGTCGGCCGAGGCCGGCGAGTCGAGCGTGACGTGCGACATCGTGGAGGCCGGCAAGGCGTGCACGGTGAAGCTCGACCCGGTGTTCGTGCGTGAATGGCTGACGGGCCTGCCGGCAGACGGCGAGCCCACGGTGAGCGTCCAAGCCACCGACGCACAGTCGGCCGTGGTGCTCCGCACCGACACGTTCACCGGCGTCATCATGCCGCTGGCGGAGTGAGTGACCATGGAGAACCAGACGGCATTGATCCTGACGCGGATGTGGATGGCTGGCGAGACGGCCGAGGCGATTGGCAATCGCTTCGGCGTCTCGGCCAGTACGGCGTACAAAATGGCGGCCCGGTATAAGCTGCCGGCACGGCCAACGCGGCCGTGTCGGGTATTGCGTGACCCGTCGCCAGACGAGATCGAGCGGATGAAGGCGGAACTGAAGGCACGTCACATCGCGGAGCGCATGGCGGAAGACGTGACTACCACGCACAGCAAGGTGAGCAAGTGGCGTCGCGGGATACACCAACCGAGAGGTGTGGCATGAGCGATTTGATACCGCCGATGATGCCTGACGATCTGGATGCGCTCATCCAGGCGATGGAGCGAGTGCAGCAGTTAGAGGCGGAGGTCGCACGCCTGCGGCTCACCGACGAGGAGCGGGAGGCGATTGCGTGGTTTTCGGTCTACTCCGACACGCCAGGAGAGGAGCGGCACGCGGCCGTGCTGGAGACACTGATTGCACGGTTGGATTGTGACCGATGATCAGCGATAACCGCG